TGATTTATTTGCGTATACCAAGAACGGTGTTTGCCCACCGTTAAGAGCCCAAAAACCAGCAACCTGGTAAAGATTTGCTATGGCAAACTCATGCAGTAGTGATGAGGGTAGGGATCCAGTGCGCCAAGTTCGTTCACCTTTAGAGTTCGTTGCTGGGATAGACCATTTAGTTTTTAGATCCCCACGCCTACCATAATCAGGTAACGTTAGATGTGGTAAATGATTAGTATCAAGAGTATCGCGCAGTTCTAACTCACCTTGTATAAGATTGTCTCGCGCCATTGCCTCACGCAACCCGACAACAGCATTTTCGACAACGCTGTCTATCTCCTCAAGGTATTGCTCTAGCTTTTCTTTGTCAGCTGCTTCTGCTTCTTCACTATGGTTCTGCACTAAATGCATCTGTAGGTTTTCTTTAGCCACATGCTGCGCTTCTTGTAAGCTTAGTGTCTGGTGGTATTCTGGGTCAGGTATCAGTGCTAGGTCACAACCATCTTGTACAGCTCTGCCAGCTGATGCAGCAGCGCCTACACGGTTCGTGTTCCAAAATATGTCTATAGTTAGCTGTGCAGCTTTTACGTCTACGCTATGCGCTTCTGGATTTTCTAATACCTTACGTGCAGTTTCGAGAGCTGGACGGACATGTACCTTCTCAAACAGTTTCTTTGCACGGTCACCAGTGCGCGGATTGCTATGATGAAAATAGTTATGCCGTACAGCCCAATCTGGCGTGTCAAACATTCCTAATTCCCCCGAAATAATATTCTGAGGATAAGAAATTTAACAGATTACGTCAAGAAACTAAACGTTTTTTGACCAAACAATATTCATGTAACGCAAGTCTGGGCGATATATTGTGCCAACCACTGGACACGCCCACTTAATCTTGAGGCCGCGCATAGTATGTTTTTCCATATCCATCTTAGCACCGATGTTTCCAGAGATGTGTAAAACCGAATATCGGTTGCCAGGTTCGGGATAAAGTATGCCACCTACGAATCTAGTTTCGACTTCCATGTAGCCATTTTGTTTTCCATCGTATGTGTTGTCTGGTAAGAAAACCGTTGTTGGTTCTTCTAACTCGCATAGTGCAAAGTTCTGTATGCACATTGGATCCACTGTATTATTATCAAAAGACGTTCTTTCAATAATCTGTAGAGCGCCATTCCAATTCATAAAATGCCCAATGTGGTCTGGGCTAATCTTCCAATGCACACAAGCATTGTTTTGTATCATGTAAGAACGCATGTATACTTTGCCGTATGGCTGCTTAGAATACTGTCTTGTTACTTTGCCATTACCATCTAGCTCTGCCTTACCGATAATGTCGATGGGTTCTTGTGGGTACAAAATATCATATGAATGTACACCTAGAATGCGTCCGTATTCTTCTGCATCAGCTAGTGTAATGTTAATAGCACCAGAGATGTGCCGCGATAGTGTAACAGGCGTCACACCTTTAAGATCAGCCACTTCTTGTTTCTTCAAGCCTGACCGTTTTATAATATTATCTAGGTTATTTATCAAAAAATTACCTGGTGCTCTGACATTAGTAATCGGTTCAATATGCATTACTTCACCTTGTCGCTATCCGTCAATATAACATTAGTGATAAGTTAGTTGCATAATAATGTAAAGCATTTTACATTTTATGATATGACACTTAACGAATTTCGAAAACAAAATAACTGGAGTTACAGCGAGCTGGCACGACAGCTGGGCGCTACACATGCGACTGTTGCAAGGCGTTGGTGTTTAGATTTTGACGATAAAAACAGATTGATACCAAACGTTGAATACATGTCGAACATCATGTTGAAGACCAATGGTGCGGTAATGCCAAATGACTTCTACATCGAAAAGTACTGAAGACGATTTACAGCGTCAGGTGGCTTCCTGGTTAGATGTAGCACTGCCTGATGGGTGTGTGTTTCATCACAGTCCTAACGAGGGCAAGCGGCATATCAACTACATTAATCGCTTAAAAAAGATGGGTACAAAGTACGGCTGGCCTGACTTGGAATTGTTTTGTCCTTCTACTGCAACCAAGAGCGGCAACAACGAAGCGATCTTTATCGAGCTCAAAGCAAAGCGTGGTGTGATGAACGAAAACCAAAGGCGTATGCGTGATGCAATTATTGATGCTGGTTTTTCTTGGGCGCTGTGCAAGAGCATCGAGGACGTAACAGAGTTCTTGACGCCATTAGTAAAGCTGAAGGTGAAGTAATGCCCCAGGATGATGTGATTATGGTTCGCTGTTCACGTTGTCGAGGGTACGGAGAGAGAGAAATGACTTACTACGTGCATTGGCCTCATGAGCACAACAACGGTGAGTATGTGCAGATGGTTCCATGCGAAGTGTGCGGTGGGTCAGGCAAGGTAAGCTTGCTTGAAGATGAGATTATAAACGAGGATCCTGATGCGTAGGGAAGTCACAGTGGGGCATATGCTGTTCACGGTCAGTGTATCAGATGGCGAAGCTACCTGGTCAGTACGTCCATTAGAGGCTGTGGAGAACACACAGACCAAGGTGTTGTTCAGTGGCATTGTGACTGAGGACATGGGTGATGAGTTATTGAAATTGAGCTGGGTGATACGCCTGGCAGAAGACGAAGCGAGGGGGATAACAAATGTCTGAGACTACACAAAACGTGGCTACAATATTGAGCTACATGATGCGGATGGACGATGCTGATTTTGATCATACGTTAGACACATTGCAGCAGATCAAGCGCAATCGAGCGAAGCAAAGTAAAAAAAACTTATACGCTAATACACCAGGACGTACATCAAATAACGTGTTAGACGTTTGTGGAAAAATAGGGGATTGACTGCTATTTTTGGGTGTTCTTATAATCGACGCAGTCGCAACACAGTATACACTAAGTGTTAACACTAAGTGCTTACACAGCGTTGTAAATGAGCATCCATAAAGCTCATTTGCATAAGCGATAAATACACAAAGAGTTATCACTAAGTGAATACACTAAGTGTATATGGGCATCATATTTTTTTTGCGGGAGCAATCTGTGTATAATCCAGATGTAGCACAGCTGTCAGATCTGTTTTTTGAGGCAGCAGAAACTGAACGTGCGCTCCCACCAGCAATTAGAAAACAAAAGCTAGGATCATGGCCTGAGTATCGACAGCAGTGGTCAGCATATGGCAGCACAGAGTTCAAACCAAAGTTACCAGCACCATCTCCAAAGCAAGTTACACAATACGACAGAGCTCTTATTCTTGGCATAGAGCACATGGATGCAGATGATCGTAAAATGGTATGGGCTGTTAGCCACAGTGCCGCCTTCCGTGAGAGAGGCGCACAGTGGCAGAAGCTTGCACGTATGCATGGATTACGTGATGGCAGACAGATCAAAAGACGCTACCAGGATGCATTGGTAAGACTATGGGCAAAGCTTAAATACACTGATGACGAGATCCTTGCAGAATACTTTAGCTAAAAACGTTAAATATATTTTTTATCGTTTGCACAAATGCACGAAATGTGGTACTGGATATGATATACTTAGGCATATATTGTTTAAGTTAGTCAGACTGACAGCCTCTCCAAAACTTTGTCGCTATTGTTTACGGACTTGGGCTGTCAGCACGACTGCTTGGAAAGCCTGTATTCCAAACCTCAAACAACTTACCTGGCTAGACATAACCAACTGGCGCTTATGCTGTCTCACTATTAGCAACGTCTAGTCAGGTCTTTTTCTTAGGTACACAATGCCCAAACGTAATGTAACAAAAGCACACATGGTGGAAATCTGTGATCGTATTGCAGAAGGTGAAAGCCTTACACGTATATGCGAAACGTCAGACAATCTACCTTCATGGCGTACCATACTGCGCTATGTGCAAGAGGATGAAGCTGCATACACACAGTATCGCAATGCTCGATCTTTGCAGTGCGAAGTTATGCGTGATCAAATACTAGACCTAGTTGAAGCAGAGTTACCTACAGATCCAAAGCTAGCTATGGCAGAGGTACAGAGGCGTAGACTACAAGCTGATCATATGGACAAGCATATCAGACAAATGCAACCGCTAGGTATTAGAGATAAAGCAGAGGATAAGCAGCAAGCTGGTCAGATCACATTGACTTGGTCAGGTGGTGAGGTCAGTGCGGAAGCTAGTTGATTTGTGTGTATATTGCATAGGCTGTGGCAGCGATCACGCGCACGAGGCAGACACCCAGAAGATTTGATTTTGTTTTAGATATACCTGGTTCTAGGCGCCCAGCTAGGCGCCCAAGGCAGCTAACCTATTGTAATTACAGAACATGTGGTCGGGTTGCACACCCGATGACCCTATAATTTAGCCAGGGCGCACCCCCACCCCCCGAAAAACTGGGCGCTCCTACTATACACGTATAAAACCCAAACAAGACACTCCGTCACATGCACATCGAGATACCTTATTCACCAAGGCCATTACAAAACCAATTGCATCAGGCACTAGCTGAGAAACGCTGGGGCGTAGTTGTATGCCATCGTAGGTTTGGCAAGACGGTCATGGCGATCAATCACTTGTTGAGGGCTGCTATTCTTTGTGACAAGCCTAACCCAAGGTTTAGTTACATAGCACCGACATATCGTCAGGCGAAGGCAGTAGCCTGGGATTATCTAAAGCAGTTTGCTGGAGCGATACCGATGGTACGGTTTCACGAGACTGAGCTGCGGTGTGATTTGCCTAACGGTGCTAGGATCCAGTTACTGGGTGCAGAGAACCCTGATAGTCTGCGTGGGATATACCAGGACGGTACGTGTTTAGATGAGATGGCAGATATGCCAGAGAGTTTGTTTCCTGAGATCATTAGGCCAGCGCTAAGTGATCGAAAAGGGTGGGCGTTGTTTATTGGTACGCCTAGGGGTCACAATGCGTTTTATGAATTGTATGACGCTGCTGAGAGGCAAGACGATTGGCACACGGCTTTATTCAAGGCGAGTGAAACAGGAATACTGGATGATGAGGAATTAGAGGCTGCATCGGCTATGATGAGCCCTGACCAGTATGCCCAGGAGTATGAGTGTAGCTGGGTAGCAAATGTACCAGGTGCTGTTTATGGCAAAGAGTTACAAGAGCTGCATGAGAAGGGGCGCATAACATCAGTTCCGTATGATCCTAGTGTTAGGGTGGAAACTTTTTGGGATCTGGGTGTGGGCGATAGCACGGTCATATGGTTTGTACAGCAGGTTGGTCGAGCTGTGCATGTAATAGATTATTATGAAAACAGGGGAGAGGGTTTGCCGCACTATGCAA